TTATTTTACACTATTCATAAACATATCTGTAACATTCCCTGCGACTTCATCTTTGATATGCGTGTATTTGCTAGTCATATAACTTGTAGAGTGACCTAACGCCGCAGACATATGTTGTATCGGAACTCCAGCTATCTGTCCTTGTGTAGCAAAGAAGTGTCTCATCATGTGCGGGGTAAAGTAGACTTCGCATTTTTTGTTTACTTTTCCAAAAAGGTAGTAGATGTATTCGTTGTAGATTGGCTTGCCTGCGAGGGACGACTTTACTTTTTTATCGTCTCCTAAAAACAAAAAATCTGTTTTGTTTAAAATGCGATTGTGATTTAAAGCTATTTTTATAGATGTATCAATCGCTTTTTTTAATAAGCGTGATGTGTCGATATCTAAATACACATATCTTTCAGACGATGCTGTTTTTAGACCTCCTCCATTTTGCCTGGCCCTTGTTCTTGACTCGTCTATCTTTAAGACTGCGCGACCATCGTTGTTATAGGATATGCTACCTAGTTTTATACCTGCAACCTCACTTTTACGTAGTCCGAGGTAAGTTATCCTAACCATCACATAATCATAATCATCGAGCGTTTGCCTAGCAACTTTATCCCAAGCTTTGAACTCATCTATAGACCTGCGTTTGTCGATGGGTTTTATCTTACTAGTGCCAATATCGATAAACTCAATATTATTATCATCAAGCATTTTATTTTTGACAGCGTGATTTAACATGATGCTAAAAATGTCATGTAAGTGTTTTACTGTGCTTTTTGCATGTGTATTGAGTAAATCGTTGATATAGTTTTCGTAGTCTATGCGATTAATAGCGTCCATTTTTTTATTGCCGAATTTGGGGCCGATATGCTTGCTAAAGTTATTGATACGCTCTCTGTATGTGTCAGGAGACCACGATCCGGTCTTTAATCTGTTGTCCACATATATGTCCCAATACTCATTAACTGTCAGATTTTTATTATAGGCAAATTCATTGTTTTCTATTTTGTGTTCGATTTCAGCAAGTGCGATTCTTGCTTCCTGCAACGTTTTTAGATTGCTCTTAGTAGCTTCTCTTTTTTTGCCGTCTATCAAAAAGCTCCTACGGACATAGTAGCGCTTGCCTTTCTTTGTATCATAGGTGAAAATATTTGGGTATTTTGTTTTATTGTATTTCATTTTTAAATCCTTTCGTCATTTTGACTTTTGGACGAGGTCGTTTGAAAGGATGTTGGCATCACCTCCTAAAAATGATATAATTAAGTACAAGAAAACGAGCCATTTAATGCTTTTTTTCTTATGCAGTTTTGCCTCACGCTCAGACTCGCCAAAGTTTGAGAGCGTGGGGCTTTTTTATTTAAAGAAATTATTAACATTTACGTACTGAGCCTGCGTAAGCTTAGTTTTTAAGGTTTTAACTTCTCCGGTTTGTATATTTCTTAAGGCTACCGCTGCTTTTCCAGGTATTTCTTCAGAAGTGGTTGTGGCAGTAGTGTTAATGGTTCCTTTTTTCTTTCTAGCCCCACCAGCCATTCCACCGATAATGGTTCCAACACCTGGCGCCAAAACTGTACCTATTGCTGCCCCTCCTAGAACACTACCAGAACGCCCTTTTTGAGTAGTTTTCCCTTTTGTTACTGTTTTTTCAATAATTCGTGAACCATCAAATTGAAGGTTAACAAACTCATAAAGCTCAGGAGTTTCAGAATAAAAACCAATATAATATTTTCCATCTATGGTTTTTCGTATGGTCGTTGGTGCTCCTAGTCCTAAATTTAGGGCAGGGGGTAGAATTGTTTTGCTTTCTTGTGAGGCTTTTTTTCTTAGTTCGTTAGCTTTAATTGCACCCTCTTTAGCTTTCCCTACAGCTGTTATGGCAAATTCTTTTAACTTAGCTATATCCATGCTTGTCTCCTTAACTAATTAAAAACTCTAATTCTTTCTTGATCATCACTTCGTCAGCGATTGAGGTCAGTTCATACTTTTCCATGAATTGGATGTAGTTGAAATCCTCCATATTATCCCAATAGTATAGCTCTTCTTTTAAGAGATGGTGTATCATACATCTATCTGCTTGTAGCTCTGCTTTTTCTTTATTTAGTTTGTAATAACTCGCAGTATGTTCTCTATGTCCTAGTTCATGATAGATGACTTTGTGCTTGTATACGCCGTCAAGATAAGTGTCAATCGCAATGACGTTGTGTTTTTTATTAAACATTCCAGGGGTGTTTGTACCCCTACCGTCAAAGTACACTAAATCGATTCCTTTTTCCTGACAGACTGTTTCTGGTGTCATCATAGAGCTGTCCTCTCTATTTTCTATTTTTGATGCGCGTTTCCAATATAGATGTGATAAGATCTATATCCTCGTCGTTGAGTTCGTGGCCGTCGAAGAAGAAGGTTTCTTCTGCATCTTTTTTCAGATCAATTGCAGACGGGGTATGGCCACTTTGTGCAATCTTAGGATTATCTGTCCTGCCAAGTAAATAGTCGGTAGAAACATTAAAGTAGTTAGCTATTTTTTCTATTGGGTCTGTATTAGCCGTTTTTTTACTTTTTAAATTATAAATGTAGTTTTCACTCAGCCCTATATCAGTTGCGACCTTTTGGAGAGATACTCCTCTTTTTTTAGCTAAGGCTTCAATTCTTGAATACACCTCAAACATTGTCATATCAACCTTTCTGAAAGTATGACAAAAAATATTTAACTTTTTCGAGTAAAAACTATTGACTTAGTTCACACGATAGAGTAAAATAGTTTTTGTAAGATAGTTAGTAAAAAACGAAGTTAAACTTTTTACAAATCTTTTTTAAAGTAGTTGGGGAACTGCGCAATATAAAAGAGTTATAAAGGTTATAACTAGGTTTTTCTTATGCCTTCATTTTACATTAACGTGTAAAATAAGTCAACACAAAAATGTTATTTTTTACTAACTTTCTTACTTACAAAAATAAAACACCACCTAGCTGCTATCTAGATGGTGCTACGGAAATTATTCTGCTCAAACTAATAGCAGTAGTCAACAACACTTCGCCGGTATCGTCCCCGGCACTGGAGTAGAAAATGATTCTCGATTTTGATTTCCTATTCTTCGTCGCTTTTGCGAGCGACAGCCAGTTTGCAATTTCTGTGGTCGTCCGGCCAGGACGCCAATGAAGATATAGGAACCCCTATTGAATCTTGCTAGTCAAGTGCGGTAGGCAAAAGGAAAACCTACAAACGAATCCATCTTCTACTGAGACACAGTCTCCTTCAAAAACTCGGACAAATAATACGTCCTCCTTTCATATAAAGGGTACCTACATTATATATTTGTAAGTCAAAAAATCAAGATGGATACTGTTTAAATTGAGCAGAATAACGTTTCCGTTAAGTTGTTTTAAATAAATCTACTTACTAGAAAGGAGTCTAACGCATGTCAGACAACACAGTCGCTGTTGAAAAAATTAAGAAGTATCTGCTTGACAACAAGCTAAAACAAGTTGACTTAGCGGTTACCTATAATAAAGAACCGCAAGATGTGGCGAATATCTTAGCTGGAAGAAAAAAAGATCCAGCATCAAATCGTTTTGTCTTGAAAGTTATTTCAGATTTAAAAATTAGATAGAAGAGAATTATATGAACCAATTGCTTAACGCAATACTAGAAAGGAACCTTATGACAGACGCAGAAAAACAAAACTATGATGCCCTTTTCATTAACATTTTTGAACGTTTAGAAAAACTGGAGGAAGGCTATGATTTTAGCTCCGTAGTTACAACTACGGAGGTCCAAAATAGCGGCGGTGTTCAATATCGTGAATGCCAAGAAGACGGAACTGTAGTCAAAACAGTATCCAAGAGGAGCTTAGGCTACTGATGATTACAACAAAAAAAGTCCGACGGCAATCGGACTCAAAACAAATAATATTTACTTAAATTATAACACAAAGGAGAAAGTTATGGACAAAATTTTGATAAGTTTGTCCGACTGGATAAGAGACACCATAGAAAAAACAGTTAACAATTTAGTCCAAATGAAATTAGACGAACTCAACGCCGAGTTATGGACAAGAGAAAAAGTAGCAGACAGGCTTAACATGAGCCCTGGCACTTTTGACAAATACTACAGATACGACAAAAATTTTCCAAAGGAATTGCCAGCTGTCCGTTGGAAAAAAGCTGAAATAATCGCATGGCTAAATAATAAATGAGACTTTTGGACGAGGTCGATCAGGAGAATAACATGAACAAACTAGAAATATTTTTATTAGCAACAACAATTATCTTAGCAATCATTGCTAGGGTGCAACACGAAATCATTAGAAAGCATAACTCGGTGGAAAACAGAAAGAAAATCTTCAGGGAAGTGGCTTTAGAAAACAGCAAGAAATGGAGTGCAGAACGTTATGTCTAAATGGGAATTACAAAAACAACTACTGGAAAATGCGACAGATTTTGAGAGCACAGTTGAGGCTTTACTTGACTTAAACGAGTCTGGCGAAATATCTGATCTGGAACTCTTACTGAATTTAAAGGATAAATTCAGAAGCTATTCCAAAGAAAAAATACGTATCCTTAATGAAATTCTCAAGCTAGGAGGCGCAGAATGATGACAACTTTTGAAAAGATTATTAAGAACCTTAATCGGATTGAGGGGGAGTTAGTTAAACCTGAAGCTGAAAGACGAGATAGCTTACCTATCCTATCTGCTCAGTTGAGTGCTATCAAGCAAGATTTAAAATTGATGCTTTGGATTGAACTACCGACGTTAAACGACGGAGAAAAATATGAAGCTCTTTATCAAGGGAATGATTTTAAATTCAGTGAAACTTTCTTAGAGCGCCAAGCGACGAGAAAAGCCTTTTGGAGACGATTAGCTAAAGAAACTTTTAAAGAGGATCAGGATAAGAGGAACTTTGTTAAGTTGGCTGAGAAAGAATTTAAAGATGCAACTTTGTCATGGCAAGAATTTTTGTGGGGTAAAAAAGAATGAATATATTTCTAAAATTCATCGATGAAACCCGAGCTGGTCTAAATGATATTTTACAAAAAAAGGGCTCTCTTGTTCCCAAAGCCAAGCCTTGGCAGACGCAGTTTTTATACTAACAGCTTTAAAACAAGTAATTGAGGAGAGAAAATGAACTATTTAGAATATGCACTAGCTTATCTTGAACGTGAGTTAGAAATTATTGATAACGAAGTTATTGAAGTTGAGCTGCCTGACGGAGATTGGGAATTTGTACCTAACCCATGCTACGAGGAAGGCTTGCATGACAGTCCCTATTATCGTAGCCAGGTTGCTAAAGACATTCTTGATATTAAAGGACTTTTGGGGAGGTGAGGCTATTGATTGCATTAAAAAAGACGGCTTAGGAAACCGTCAACAATTATACACACTTAAATTATAACACAGAAAGAGAGAAACACAATGATTGAAGTAACTTTTAAAGCAGAGAGCATGGCAGGTGTTTTTGATGCTATGCGTGAAGCTCTGGATATGCCGAAGACAGTAACCAAGGATGTTGTTGAAGAAAAATCAGCCCCTGAAAAGAAAGAAGAATCTGCAACTTTGACATTAGCTGATATCAAGAAAATGGCTAAAGCCAAGGTTGAAGAAGGGAAGTCAAAGGACATCAAGGAAGTCTTGAAAGAGATGGACGTCGCAAAAGTCGGCGAACTTGAAGAAAACCAGTTTGCGGAGTTTGTTGAGAAGTTGGAGGCTCTCTAATGCCAGTAGAAAATCACGCACTACTGTCTGCCTCTAGTGCTCACAGATGGCTCTATTGCCCTATGCTGCCGAGGCTTGAAGCAGGCTATTCTAGCCGGGATACAGTATATACCAAAGAGGGCACAAACGCCCATGAGCTTTCAGAAATCAAACTGATGTACAAGTCTGGTAAAATCACCAAGCGTAAATTTAATGCACTGATTAAGTCTTTTAAGGAAAACTCAGACTTCTACAACGAAGAGATGGAAGAAATGACGGAGCTTTACACAGATATTGTTATGGAGCACCTAAATGCTTATGAGGATGCCGAAATTGAACTTGAAAAACGGGTTGATTTTAGCGATTGGGTTCCTGGCGGTTTTGGGACTTCAGATGTTGTCATTTTAGCGGATGGAGTCATTGAAATTATTGATCTTAAGTATGGTAAAGGAATGGCTGTGTCTGCTAACCAAAACCCGCAGATGGGTTTGTACGCTCTGGGAGCTTATGCTTTCTACGATATGGTTTATGACTTTGACCGTATCAAGATGACAATTATTCAGCCGCGTTTAGATTCGGTTAGTTCTGTTGACATTTACGTGGAGGAGTTACTCTACTGGGCAGATAATGTCGTCTTGCCTATGGCAGCTCAAGCAGACGCAGGGATTGGTGACTGGAACCTAAGTGAAAAAGTATTACAGTGGTCTCCTGTCGCGGCTAAGTTGGTTCCAAGAGCGCAAGAAAACTGGGAATTGATCGATAAATATGATTATCAAGACCCTATCTATTTATCAGACGAAGCTATCGCAGAGATCCTTGATAAAGCCTCAGCTATCAAGAAGTGGATTGAGTCGGTTGAAGCTTATGCCCTGAAAGAAGCACTCTCAGGAAAAGAAGTTCCAGGCTATAAGATTGTTGAAGGTAGAAGCAACCGTGTACTTACTAATAAGGAGGCAGCTGCCGCAATACTTGAGAAAAATGGTTTTGAAGACATCTACAAACCTAAAGAGTTACTAGCGATGGGAGCGCTAGAGAAGATGGTCGGTAAGAAGCGTTTTGAGGATATGATGGCCTTTATCATTGATAAGCCACAGGGCAAACCTGTCCTTGTTAAAAACAGCGACAAGAGACCTGCGTTAAATAGTTTAGAACAAGCAATTAAAGATTTTGAATAGGAGAAATATATTATGGTAAACACACCCAACACAACTAAAGTAGTGACAGGCAAAGTACGCTTAAGCTATGTAGCTTTGCTGGAACCTAAGGCATTTGAAGGTCAAGAGGCTAAGTATTCAACAGTTATCTTAATTCCAAAAACAGACAAAGTCACAATCAAGAAAATTAAAGACGCGCAGAAAGCTGCTTATGAAGCTGCCAAGGACAATAAACTCAAAGGGGTTAAATGGGAGCGCGTTAAAACAACGCTTCGTGACGGTGATGAAGAAATGGATACCGAAGAGCACCCAGAGTACGCTGGACACATGTTCATGTCAGTGTCAAGTAAAACTAAACCTCAAATCATTGATAAGTATAAAAACTTTGTTGATTCCGCAGAAGAAGTCTACTCTGGTGTCTATGCTCGTGTATCACTTAATGCCTATGCTTACAACACAGCAGGAAATAAAGGCATCTCTTGTGGTCTGAATAATGTTCAGATTGTTGCTAAAGGAGACTACCTTGGCGGTCGTTCGTCAGCTGATGCAGACTTTGACGAGTGGGACGAAGAAGAGGAAGAAGACGACATTTTATAGTAGAGGGCCTCTTTAGAGGCTCCTCATTTTTAAAGGAGAGACATGAGACATTTAAATATTGATATTGAAACCTATAGTTCGAATGACATCAAAAATGGGGTTTACAAGTACGCTGACGCAGAAGATTTTGAGATTTTACTTTTCGCTTACTCTATAGATGGCGGAGAAGTAGAGTGCTTTGATTTGACCAGGCAGTCTCTACCTGAAGACATCAAAGATATGTTATTTGATGATAAGGTCAGAAAGCACGCCTTTAATGCCCAATTCGAAAGAGTTTGTCTCAGTCGTTACCTCGGCCTACCTTACTATCTAGATCCTTGCCAATGGCAATGCACCATGGTACTGGCCCAAGAGTTGGGCTTGCCTTCAAGCTTGGAAAAGTGCGCGCTGTATTTAAAATTAGCGCAGGAAAAAGATACCTCGGGTAAAAACTTAATCAGATACTTTTCCCTGCCTTGCAAACCAAGTAAAGCTAACGGTGGGAGAACTAGAAATTTACCAGAACACGCCCCCGAAAAGTGGCAAATGTTTATTGACTACTGCATACAAGACGTTGTTGTTGAGATGGCAATTGCCGAAAAACTAGAGTCAGTTCCTGTGCACGACCGTGAATGGGATTACTACGCCTGTGACCAGAGAATTAACGACAGAGGTGTGGCGCTTGATAAAGAGTTAGTTGCTTCGGCTTTGTATTGCAAAGATGTTAAGATGGAAAGTTTGTCTGGTGAGCTAAAAGCTATAACAGGGCTTGCTAACCCTAACAGTAGGGCGCAGCTGTTACCGTGGCTAAAAGAACATGGCTATTCGGCTAATGGGTTGACTAAAGCAGATGTTGAGCAGGAACTTAAGACGGCCGAAGGAGAACTTAAGAGAGTCTTAGAGCTGAAATTACAGACCGCTATGTCAAGTCTAAAAAAATATGAGGCCATGGAAAGAGCTATGTGCTCAGACGGGCGAGTTCATGGGCTACTTCAATTTTATGGGGCTAGTCGGACAGGAAGATGGGCGGGTAGGGTTGTCCAAGTACAGAACTTAGCTAGGAATTATATAAAGGACCTAGATGATGCCAGAGAGTATGTTAAAAAGCGTGATATTGATGCTGTGGAGATTTTATACGATAGCCTTAACGACACTTTAAAGCAGCTCGTACGAACGGCGCTCGTGGCTAAAGGTGGTTGTACCTTCTACGTCTCTGACTTCTCAGCGATTGAGGCTAGAGTGATTGCGTGGTTTGCTGAAGAGCAGTGGAGGCTTGACGTGTTTTCAACGCATGGGAAAATCTACGAGGCGTCCGCTAGTCAGATGTTCGGAATTCCAATTGAGAAGATTGACAAGGAACTGCGCCAAAAAGGCAAAATCTCGGAGCTAGCCCTTGGCTACCAAGGAGGTCCTGGAGCGCTTAAGCAGATGGGAGCTCTTAACATGGGAGTTAAGGAAGAGGAACTCCAAGGGCTAGTTGATGACTGGCGCAGGGCTAATAAAAAGATTGTCCAATTTTGGAAAGATGTGCAGAGAGCTGCTATCAAAGCCATTAAATCGAGAGCACCAATAAAACTGAGGAAACTAAGATTTAGATACCGTAAAGGTTTCCTCTTTATAACATTGCCTAGCGGTAGGAATTTAGCTTATGCAAGAGCTAAGGTTGAGCCGGGCGACTATGGAGACAAAATCGTCTATGAGGGCCAAGGAGATAAGGCCTACTTCACAGCGCAAGAGACTTACGGCGGTAAGCTTGTCGAAAATATCGTTCAGGCGACAGCTAGGGATATTCTAGCCGAAGCGCTTCTGAGAATTGAAGCTGCAGGCCATGGTGTTGTTTTCCACGTTCATGATGAGGCTATTATCGAAGGATCAGGCCTGACAATCGAAGAAGTTAATGAATTGATGGCGCAGGCTCCTGAATGGGCGGAAGGTCTTCCTTTAAATAGTGAGGGCTACATAACAAAGTATTATATGAAGGATTAGAGATGAAGCAAGAAAAACTAACAGTAAAGTATTCTCCCCTGCAAGAGCTTCATATCGCAACAGGTAGTTCACGAACAGCTAAGACGTGGAAAAACATCACGTTAACTTGGCAGGAGCTTATTGAGAGGTTAGAGAAACCTACAGTCACCCAAGAAACGTTTGCGGAGTACCAGAAGATGTCTCGGGCGGAAAAAGGGCAAGCAAAAGACGTAGGGGGCTTTGTCGGTGGGTGGCTAAAGCAAGGTAAACGGAAAAATGAAAACGTTCAAAGTAGGTCCTTGGTTGCGCTTGACGCAGATAGTCCAAGTAAAGATTTCCTAGATAGACTAGACCTGCTTGCGGATTATGCCTACGTACTCTACAGTACCCACAGCCATTCAAAAAAAGCTGCTAAGTACCGCCTTATTATTCCTACAGACCGTTTAATGATGCCTGATGAGTATGAGCCAGTCGCTAGATATTTGGCTAATCAACTAGGCATGTCAAACTTTGATGACACGACTTATCAAAGTGTACGCTTGATGTTCTGGCCGAGCCACTCAAGGGACGCTGATTTTATATTTAAATATAACGACGAGGCCTTTTTAAGCGTTGATGAGGTGCTTGATACCTACCCGGACTGGCATGGCTCAAGCTTCTGGCCAGAAAGTCCGACGCACGCTGTTAAAAGACAGCGTGAAGCTAAAAAACAAGGTGACCCGCTTAGTAAAAAAGGGCTTATTGGAGCCTTTTGTCGTAACTATGACATTAGGCAAGCCATTGCAACGTTCTTACCTGAGGTTTATGAAGAAGGAACAACCCCTGATAGGTACACATACACTGAGGGCTCAACCGCAAATGGCTTAGTCATCTATGATGATGTCTTCGCTTATAGCCATCACGGGACAGATCCCGTGGGGGATACGCTTGTAAATGCATACGACCTTGTTCGTATCCATAAATTTGGAGAGCAAGATAGCGATGCTAAAGATAATACCCCTACTAATAAGCTGCCATCAAGTAAAGCGATGAATGCTTTTGTCTCTGACTTACCCGAAATTAAAGACTATTTAATGGCTGAGGCTTTAGGCGATTTCGACGAAGAGTTACCAGTCGAAGATGACAGAAGTTGGCTTAAGATTGACGAGAGGGGCGAACCTGAGGTCAATAGCTATTTGCTAGCAACACAGATTATTAAGGAGGTTCCGATTTATTGGGATGGTTTAGAATTTCTACGCTATGACGCTAAAAAAGGCATCTGGCTACCAAACGCAGAGGAGTATCTGAAGAGCTATATCTCAACTAAGAAACTCGGTAAAATCACTAAGATTAGGCACATTAGCGAAACCGTTGTAGCGATTAAAGCACAGGCTTTCTCAAGCGAAGTGTTTACCGAGAGTGATCTTAATAAGATAGTGTTAGCGAACGGAGTCTATGACCTGAGGGATAACAGTTTTAAGACTAAGTTTGATCCAGAATTGCATGCAAGGTCAAGCCATCCCGTTACCTATGATCCCGAGGCAACCTGTGAAACTTTTGAGGGTTTTCTTAAGGAGACCGTCGGAGCTGAAAATATAGATTTCATCTTTGAGTGGTTCGGCTATAACTTTTATCGTGAATATGCTATTCAAAAAATGCTATTCATCTACGGCAGCGGCGGTACGGGTAAATCAACACTGATTAATATTTTACGTGAAATGATAGGTGCTGATAATTATTCAGCCGTGACACTGCAGTACCTGATGCAAGAACGCTTTGCAAAAATCGGCTTATATCGCAAGACCGCCAACTTCGACACCGATGCTAAACCTCAATACTTAGCAGATGGTGCAACGCTTAAAATGTTGACGGGAGAAGATACTATTCACGCAGACCGTAAGAATAAAGAGCCGATTAACTTTTACAATTATGCTAAGCTGTCTTTTGCCATGAATGAGCTCCCACCTATGCGAGATTTCAGCGGGGGACTTAAGCGCCGTATGATGATCCTCGAGATGAACAAGGTTTTAACGCAGGAGGTTAAGGTAAAATACCCACTAGATAAGATTATGAGTGAGGTGCCCGGTATCTTTAACAGAGCGATGGAGGGGCTTAGAAAGGCCTTAAGTAAGAGAGATTTCAGTATTAGTGCCAGCATGAGGTCAAGTGTCGAGAAATGGGAAAAAGGCAACGATGTCGTGGCTATGTTCCTTGAAGACGAGTGTGAACTTGGTGAAGACTTCAAGGTTCCTGTTAGGGACGTCTATCCAGCCTATAGGTTCTATTGTCAGGATTCAGGCTACAAACCTTTGGCAAAAAATGCATTTAACCACCGGCTAAGAGAGCTAAATTATGAAAATAAAAACGTTAAATCAGGTGGAAAGCAAGCCAAAAATTGGGTCGGTTTTAAGTTAAAAAGTGAGCTTTAGGGGTTACTTTTTTGGGATTAGAGTTTGGTAACCCTAGAAAAAAGTTACCAAGTTACCGGTTTTTCAAACTTTAAAAATAAAAAATTTAAAAATAATTTTAAAAAAACCAAAACTAAATTGGAAAAATCGGTAACTTAGTAACTCGACCCTTAGAAATGGGTTCGAAAAGTAGCCCTGGTAGCTTTTTGGTAGCCCTAAGAAGCCTTTCATAGCAATATCTTAGCCCCTATGGTTACCAATCTACCACTTTTCTTCTATTAACTTAAATATAAATATAAAAAATAAATATATATAAAATAAGGCATATATAAAACACATATATAAAAAAGAGAAAGTAAGTTGAAAAAAACGGTAACCCTGACCTTTATTGACTAAAGGAGGAAAGATGAGGACTGAAAAAGACATTGAAAATTATTTGAAAAAGAAAACAAAAGGGCTGTGTTTAAAATTCACCAGTCCGGGGGCGATAGGAGTGCCTGATAGAATTGTTGTCATGAATACGGGAACTTTTTTTGTAGAGGTCAAAGCTCCAGGTAAAAAACCAAGACCCAGCCAAGTTGCAATGCACAAAAAAATAAAAGAGGCCGGTCAACATGTTTGGGTTGTTGACTCCTACGAATCAGTTGATCAAGCTTTACGAGAAATGGAGAATTGGGTGTGAGACTGCACGAATACCAAGAATACGCTAAGACATGGATAGTAGAGCACCCCTATTGTGGGCTTTTACTTGACATGGGCCTTGGTAAAACGCTGACAACACTATCAGCGATAGATGAGATTCAAAATATTTTTTCCGAGGATCATAAGATTTTAATCATAGCCCCTAAAAAAGTGGCGGAAGAAACGTGGTCAACGGAGATTGAGAAATGGCATTTTGATTTCACCTACTCTAAAGTTTTGGGGAGTGAGGGAAAACGAATTGAAGCCTTAGAAACAGAAGCCGATATCTATTTGATTAATCGTGAGAATGTTACCTGGCTTGTTGAATACTACAAGACTAAATGGCCGTTTACCTTTGTGGTTATTGATGAGCTGTCAAGCTTTAAGTCTAGTAAGTCAAAACGGTTTAGGGCTTTGCGAAAAGTTAGACCGAAAGTCCAACGCCTTGTAGGACTAACAGGAACCCCAGCGCCTAACAGTTTGATTGATTTGTGGCCGCAGATCTATCTGATGGACAGAGGCGATAGACTTGAGACGAGCCAGACTCGATTTAAAGACAAGTATTTTGTTCCTGATAAGCGTAATGGTCCAATCATTTACAGCTGGGCACTTAGGGATGGTGCAGAAGCAGAAATCTATAACAAGATTGAGGATATCTGTATCAGCATGAAAGCTAAAGACTATCTCAAGATACCACCACGAATCAACAACGTTGTATCGGTTAAGTTGTCTGATATGAAAGCCTACAAACAACTTGAAGCTGATTTGGTTCTGGAGTTTAGGGATAAGGAAATATCTGCGGCCAACTCTGCGGTTTTGGCCAATAAATTACTTCAAATGGCTAATGGCGCTATCTATGATGATGATAAAACAACAGTTGCTATACACGACGACAAACTTGACGCGCTTGAGAATGTCGTTGAAGAAAGCCAAGGCCAGCCAATCTTAGTTTTTTTCCAGTATCAACATGATCTTGAAAGACTTAAGAAACGATTCCCTCAGGCTGAAGAGTTGACGTCAGTTGACAAGTGGAATTCCGGAAAAATACCAATTCTTCTGTGTCACCCACAGTCAGCCGGACATGGGCTTAATCTGCAAAAAGGCGGGCATATTATTGTTTGGTTTGGGCTAACATGGAGTCTTGAATATTATCAACAAGCTAATGCCAGATTAGATAGACAAGGGCAGACAGAACCCGTTATTGTGCACCACATTATTGCAGAAAATACAGTTGATGAAAAAGTACTTAGGCTTTTACAAGGCAAAGAAAAAAACAAAATGCACTGCTTGAAGCAGTCAAGGCGCAGTTAGGAGTCTAGATGAAAAAAGAATATGTCGTTAGAATCTACACAGGTAGAGAAAAGAATTTTGAATAGAAAACCTTTACGCGAAAAGCGGACATGTTGAAGTTTTGGAATTCTTGCGAAGCAACAGTTAAAGAAAAATATACTAGGGAGTGGAAAAAATGAAGATTGAAGTTTTTTTAAAAAAAGGTCCTACTAAGAGCATTTTTAATTATGCTGATGAAATTGATGTCGATGAAGTAATTGGTGCAATAGAAAATAACGATGTCATTGCTCTAGATGGAAAAAACAACACAGTTATTATACCCAAGCATAGTATTTCTCACGTAATTATTCATAAAGAGGTAACGGAATGAACAGGTTATCTAACGCACAGTTAAAGGCTTTTGATGAGTGGCTGTTTGATTATCGTTTTATTGATAACAAGATTGCACTTCGAAAACTCGAGCTACAAACTGATATGAATACTGAAGTAGATAAAAATATTGGTGGCGGAAGATCAAATTTTGTTTCAAAAGTTACTGAGGATGTGGTCTCAAGGTGGGATTCAGATAGAGAACTAAAGGGTCTATCCAATTTCAAAGAGGCGGTTATTGCAACGCTAAATCTTTTGGATGAAGAGCTAACTGATATTTTTAATCTTAGGTGGGGCGTTGGCTCAAGCAACACTTGGGAAGAGATTGCCTACACAAGACATCTGTCGCGTAAGTCTATTTACCGCAAAAGAGAGCGGATTTTAGAAATATTTTCCAAAAAAATAGGAATGTGACACAAAAATGTATGGAATTGTCATCTTTTTGATGATAAATTGATAGTATGAGTTTAAAGGTAAGGCAGATAGTCTCTTGCCTTTTTATCATGCTTGGAGGTGATGGAAAATAGGTAAATTAACATTAAAACAAAAGCGTTTTGCAGATGAGTACATCATCTCAGCTAACGCAACAGCAGCGGCTATTAAAGCAGGGTATAGTAAAAAGACAGCAAGGTCAATAGGTCAAGAAAACTTGACCAAACCTGACATTAAAGCTTATATAGATGAGCGGCTTGAAAAACTTGAATCTGAAAAGATTGCAACTCAAGAAGAAGTCCTACAATATCTCACTTCAATCATGCGAGGAGATCAACAAGAAAAGACGCTCATTAGCATTGGCGAGCTTGGTCAAGAAATTGTAGATATTGATGTTGGTGCCAAGGATAGAATCAAGGCTGCAGAGCTGTTAGGCAAACGGTACAGATTATTCACTGAAAAGGTTGAAATGGATGTCAGTTCAGATGTAACCATTAACGTAGGTGAGTGGGATGACGACTAAACAGCGCCCTAAAATTAATATCGTGATCAAGCATCCTAGCAAAGTTTTTAACAAACATATCTACGATAAATTGTATAATTACGATAACTTCACAGAGGTACACTATGGCGGCGCATCATCTGGCAAGTCTCACGGGGTATTTCAAAAGATTATCTTAAAAGCTCTTAATTCAAGGTTCAAACACCCAAGAAAAATTCTGGTTCTTCGAAAAGTTGGTGCAACTGTCAGAGACTCAGTATTTGCTGATATTATGTCTAACTTGTCATATTTTGGCATCTTGGATAAATGTAAGATAAATATGTCGGCTTTTAGAATAACGCTCCCGAATGGCTCGGAATTCATTTTTAAAGGTATGGATAACCCCGAGAAGATTAAGTCAATTAAGGGGATATCTGATGTCGTCATGGAGGAGGCTAGTGAGTTTACACTTGATGACTATACACAGTTGACTTTGCGTTTAAGGGATAGGAAACATCTAGAGAAGCAAATCTATCTCATGTTTAACCCGATATCTAAAGCTAATTGGGTCTATAAAGCTTTCTTCATTAAATCGCCTAAGAATACAGTTGTCTATCAAACAACTTATAAAGACAACCGCTTCTTAGATGATGTCACAAGAGAAAATATTGAGGAGCTAGCCAATAGGAATGAAGCTTATTACAAAATATATGCTCTTGGCCAGTTTGCTACACTTGATAAGCTTATCTTTCCAAAATATGAAAAGAAATTATTAAACAAAGACAAGCTATCCCACTTGCCTTCTTTTTTTGGTTTGGACTATGGATTCATTAATGACCCTTCGGCATTTTTACATGTCAAAATCGATGACGCAAACAAAAAGCTATACATTTTAGAGGAGTATGTCAGAAAGAATTTGACTAATGACAAAATAGCTAATGCTATAAAGGGCCTCGGATATGCCAAAGAAGAAATCAGAGGGGATTCAGCAGAAAAGAAATCAAACCAAGAACTTAGAAATTTAGGTATTTCTAGAATGATTGATGCTACTAAAGGGCCTGGAACCGTTATGCAAGGAATTCAGTATCTACTTCAGTATGATTGGATTGTTGATGATAGGTGTGTCAAGACTATTGAAGAACTAGAAAATTACACTTGGAAAAAAGATAAAAAAACAAACGAGTACATCAACGAACCAGTTGACAGTTATAACCACTGCATTGATGCCATAAGATATGCCGTACAAGATAGGATATATCAATCGGCGGATAGAAGTAAGCGCATGAAAAATGCTAAGTATTATTTTTAGGAACGAGGTGAGACTTTTTTGGAAGAAAAACAATTTTTAGCAGGAACTCGTTTTAACGAGAATGCTAATAGGCAATTTATCATGCTGCAAGAAGACTTTGAAGCAATTGACTACGAGGCAAAACTTTGGATAGATCAACTTAAGAATTACGTTTCAAGGTTTAAAGCAGAACAATTAGAGCGCTTGAAAGAGTTAAAGCGATACTATCTTGGGGATAATAACATCAAGTATAGGCCTGCTAAAACAGATGAATACGCAGCGGATAATCGTATTGCAAGTGATTTTGCTAAGTATATTACAGTATTTGAGCAAGGCTATATGCTTGGTGTTCCCGTTGAATACAAAAATGAAAATAAAGACCTCCAGGTAGCTATTGACCTTATGTCGGTCAGAAACAACGAGGACTATCACAACGTCAAAATAAAAACAGATTTATCAATTTATGGAAGAGCCTACGAGTTGTTAACTGTTGAGGAAATAGACGACAAAAAAACCGAAGTAAAACTCTACCAACTTCCAGCTGAGCAAACTTTTGTTATTTATGATGATACGTATCAGCGAAATTCATTGATGGCTGTCCATTTCTACGACATAGACTATGGCTCAGGTAAACGCAAGCAGATTATCAAAGTATATACTTCTGACAAAATTTATATCTACGAAGACTATAATCTTGAAACAAAAGGCATGTGCTTAAAAGACTATGAAGAACATTTTTTTAAAGGCGTACCGGTCAACGAATATGCTAATAACGAGGAGCGTACGGGAGCTTATGAGTCTGTACTTGATAATATTGATGCCTATGATTTATCTCAATCAGAGCTTGCTAATTTTCAACAAGATTCTGTAGATGCAATCCTAGTTCTCTCTGGTAATCCGTACACAGGAGCTGATGAGAATGACTTTCTTGAAGACGGCACTATTAACCCGAACGGACGTCTAGGTGTATCCGTCGGGTTCAAACGTGCTAAGGTTATTATCCTTGATGATAATCCTAACCCCCAAGGAGCCAAGCCGGATGCTTACTACTTAAAGAAAGAGTATGATGCCGCAGGTAGCGAAGCTTACAAAAATAGATTAGTTGCAGACATTTTGAGGTTTACTTTTACGCCAGATACACAAGATATGAAATTTTCAGGAGTTCAATCTGGTGAATCAATGAAGTATAAGCTTATGGCTTCTGATAACTATCGAGAGAAGCAGGAGAGGCTGTTTAAAAAAGGTCTGATGCGACGCTTACGTTTAGCAGCTAATATCTGGGCAATCAAAGGGAATGAAGCAACTACATATAGTCTTGTAAATGATACGAGTATAGTTTTCACACCTAATCTTCCTCAAAACGATAATGAAATTGTTACAGCTGCACAAAATCTTTATGGCATTGTTAGCGATCAGACTATCTTTGAAATCTTAAATACTGTCACAGGAGTAGATGCTGAAGCTGAGCTTAAACGTTTGAAAGAAGAAGCTGATGAAAAGCAATCTTTACCAGAACCTAGATTGGTAGGTGATGCTAATGGCCAAGAAGAACCAACAGCAGAAAAACCTTAATTACTGGCAAAAGCGTCAAGAAGACATATTAAGCTACTTAGACAGAGCTGATTTAGACGTTTTTTCAGAACTACAAAAGTTATATAGTGAACAGGCTTTTGAATTACAAAAGGAACTGTTTGATTTTTATGCTAAGTATTCTGAAGACAACAAAATGACTTATCAGGATGTCGTTAAAAAGCTACGTCATGAAGATTTATCAGATTACGTAGCTAATGCTAACAAGTATCGCAAACAAGCTGATAAAGACCCTGAGCTACTAAAACGACTTAATGAGCAGTATGTATCAGCAAGAGCTACAAGGATGGATGCTTTAAATCTTGAGCTTGTTTACCGCGCAGGGATATTAAAAGGTGTACTTGATTCGGCATTTGAAAATCATTTTAAAAAGGCTGCCTCATATGCTTATAAAAAAGCAATGGGTGGACGGTCAGGGACAATCAATGGTCCAGTTTTAGAAGAACTGGTTAGGACCCCGTTTGATGGTTATAACTACTCAGAACAGCTATGGGGGAATACTGACAACCTTGTTAACAATCTCCAAAAGAAGTTAAAACAAAGTTTTGTTCGCGGCGAGCACCCTAGAGTCATAGCCAGAGATTTAGCTAAGCAATTTAACGTTGCTAATCACAGGGCTGAAACACTAATCAGAACTGATGGCACTATGGTGATTAATAATGCTACCGCTAGGCGCTACTTGAATGCAGGACTTAAGTATTATCGTGATTTAGTTAGGCTTGATGACAGGACAACTGAGATATGTCGTAAAATTGCTAAAGAAAACAAAAGAAAGCTATTATCTGAACTAAAGCCTGGAATTAATGCAGCACCCTATCATTTCAACTGCAGAACAACTATTATTCCTGATGAAGGTGAGTTAAACATTGAAGTAGAACAGATTGATGATAAAAGCACTAAGTATTTTAAGGAGGTCACCTCAGATTGGATAGATGGAAGCAATCATAAACCAAAATTATCATTACTGAATAAGTACACAAAAAACGGCACTATTTACCAAGTTGATGGCCATAGCGTTGTTCTTGACCATTCTAGCTATGAGTATCAAGTAGCATCGTGGTTATCTAAGAAGACAGGTTTGCAAGTTGACATGGTACCAAGAGTTAATTTCCCTGAAAATGTTAATACCCCAGACTATTTAATTGACGGCGTTCCATTTGACTTAAAAGAAATCACAGGTCTGGGTAAAAACGTTATCGACGGTAATCTACGAAAAGCAAAAAAGCAAGCACCTAATATTATTTTTGATATCACAAAAACCCCACTATCTTTTGAAGAAATAATGGGGCAGTTAGAACATATTTATAAGATTGGTCGCAGGGGTCTCAATATATCAATTATTAAAAACAAAGATGAGGTGTTGGCTGTAGTAGAAAAAGAAAGACGATGACCCACCGCCTCCACAGAAAACTGCTTCATGGGCGTTAGACCATCGTCTTTCCTTACTTCAAGTATACATTAATATAATAAAACTATCAAGGAGTAAATGATGAGTAAACGAATCAAGAAAAAACGCAAACTAGAAGATGCAGTTGTGTTGCTAACCAAAGAAGTCGCTGAATTGCAAGCTATAGTGTCAATAAATGCCCGAGCTACAAATAGTGAACTAACTGTTGTTAAAAGCGTAGTGTCAGACAACCAATCAGCAATCAAGTCCATCGGTGATGATGTTGATTATATTAAGCAAAATTACAAGCGTAAGTGGAGGAAGAAATGAAATATTTCTGCTGGTTAGTTTATAACTTGGCTGTCTTGGCCATGACTTGTTGGTTAATCCATATTTCCCGAAGCGGATGGTGGATTTTACTTCCATTTTTTATGTTAGCAACTTTTCAAAATAAGTCGTAGGGATACGACTTTTTATTGTGTCCAAACTTTGTTGATGACGCTAAAAGCTACACTGTTTCGTCGCAGGACGTAAAGCTAGATTATCGGTTGGTGGCGTAACCACTAGGAGAAAATTATGTCAGAAGAAAATGTAACAACAGAGACAAATGAGCAAGTCGACACTCAGAAAGAATCTGTTGAACATCCTAAGCAGGAACAGGAACGAACTTTCACTCGTGCAGACATCTCAAAAATGATGGCTGCTGAACGGACTAAGTGGGAATCTGAACAATCAGAAGCTATTGAAAAAGCTCGTTCAGAGGGGGAACGTTTGGCCAAATTGTCAAAAGATGAGCGGGCTAAAGAGGAAGAACAAAAACGTCTAGATGCTATCGCAGAACGTGAAAAAGCAGTAGCAGAACGCGAGATGCGCATTGAGACGCATTCGCTACTTGTGGAGAAAGGATTACCATTGGATTTCATTGATATTGTTTTAGCCACTACTGCAGAAGAGGTTAAGACTAATATTGATAATTTACAAACTATTTTTGATAAAGCTGTTGAAAAGCGTGTTAACGATCGTTTAACTCAGAAACCACCACGAACTGGAAATGGTTCGGTCGGTATGACTAAGGCTGAAATCATGGCGATAGAGGATGACGACGAACGTATGCGTTTAATTGCTGAGAATCGTAACTTATTTTAAGAGAGGAATATTATGGCTGAAAAAAATTTAAACACTATGGCGGACTTGGGAGACATTAAATCAATTGATTTTGTTAACAAGTTTTCCAAAAATATTAACGACTTACTAAAGCTACTAGGGGTTACTCGTCGTGAATCATTAACTAACGACCTAAAAATTCAGACCTATAAGTGGGAAGTGACTTTAGATCAAACTGATCCTGGAGAAGGGGAAACCATTCCTCTGTCTAAGGTTACTCGAACTAAAGATAAAGATTATACAGTTAAGTGGTTCAAGAAACGTCGTGCAACTACAGCTGAGGCAATTGCTCGCCATGGCGCAGCTCGTGCTATCACTGAAGCAGATAAGCGCATTATGCGTGAGCTTCAGAATGGAATTAAGGATGCATTCTTTACATTCCTCAAAACAAAACCAACAAAAGTTAAAGGCGCTGGCCTTCAAAAAGCACTGTCTGCATCGTGGGCGAAGCTAGCTACTTTTAATGAGTTTGAAGGTTCCCCGCTTGTTTCTTTCGTCTCCCCTTTAGATGTAGCCAACTATCTTGGGGATGCTAAAGTGGGGGCCGATGCCTCTAATGTTTTTGGGATGACACTGCTTAAGAACTTTTTGGGTATGCAAAATGTGATTGTTATGCCATCTGTGCCAGAGGGTAAAATCTATTCAACAGCTGTAGAGAATCTAGTTTTTGCATCTTTAAATGTTAAAGGCGGAGACTTGGGTGGCTTGTTTGCTGATTTTACTGATGAGACAGGTTTAATTGCTGCAGCTCGTAATCGTCAGCTTTCTAATCTTACCTATGAATCTGTTTTCTTTGGGGCAAATGTGCTGTTTGCTGAAATTCCTGAAGGGGTTGTAGAGGCAACAATCGAAGCTGCTATACCTGGTATTGGTGGTTAAAGGCTGTTTATATGGGCGATAAACAACTTATTGACGATATCAAACTCTTTATAGGTATTTCCAAGGGTGATGGTGCGCAAGATGAGCTCATCACCCTTGCTATATCTGAAAGTAAAGAGCGTGTGCTAGCTAAACTTAATGAATACTCAGAAACTGAAATCACCAAAATTCCTGATAGATTGACGTTTATTGTCCGTGATGTTGCTATTAAACGGTTTAACAGGATCAATTCAGAAGGAACCGTTGAAGATAGCGAAGAAGGAAAGACCTTTAAGTGGGATAACTACCTTAAAGAGTACGAATCAACGCTTAGAAGCGCCGTCATCGGGAAGGTATATTCAGGTAAAGGGGTGGCAAGATTTATTTAGGAGATACACAATGATCTATAAAGATAGAGTAATCTTAGTGTATGTTGATGAACAGGACGATTTTCTAGATAAAAGAACTGTTGAAAAACCTAGCGGGAAAATCCCCTGCATGGCAAATACTTTCACAAAATCTGAACAGATGGGGCTATTTGGTAAATATGATTTAAATGCTTTTAAGTTGCACTTGCAAGGTCATTACGATGGTTTTAGCAAGATTATCTACAAGGGGAGACCGAGGTTGATAAAAGGGCTAACACACCATAAAAATAGCACGGTTATTTATGTATGAGTCTTATTTATCGAATGAGAGGCCTAGACAGGTTTATACGCAGCGTTGAGCGCAAGCAGAAGTCAATACGAATTGCTGTAGATAAAGAACTTAGCAAAGCAGCTGCTAGGATTGAGAGACAGGCTAAAACACTAGCACCAGTTGATACTGGATGGCTGAGAGCTCAAATCTACAATGAGCAACAACGACTCTTACACTATAGAGTGGTTTCTCCTGCTTTATATTCTATTTATCTTGAGTTGGGTACTCGTAAAATGGAAGCTCAACCGTTTTTAGATCCTGCCCTGAGAAAAGAATGGCCTGTGCTAATGGCTAATCTCAAAAAAATGTTTAAGAGGTGATGCATGGATTACTCACCAGAAACACTATATTTAAAAAAGGTAAAAAATAGATTGGGAGTTTTAGACATACCAATCTATTTTAAATTGCCTAAATCAGACGTTTTAGAGCCTTTTATTGTTGTAGGTACAAATATATCAGACTTGTCAAAAACAGCCCAAACTGGGGCAGTTATTGATGATTTTAGTCTGAATATAGATGCCTTCTTACCAGGCGATAGTCGTTTGGATGCAGAAGAGATAAAATCTCGCATGCTTAGACTGCTTGGGCGGAATAACCAAATAAAGGCTCAGATTTTGGTAGATAATTCAATAGGACGAGAAGTCTATAGAGTTGCTATCAACATTACAGAAACACTATTTTAAAGGAGACCTAAATGGCAAACACAAAAAAAGGAACAACTATTGAAATTACAACAGGTAAGCCGATTGTAGGAAAAAAGATTTTTTACTTTATACAATCAGTTGATGCGCCAAAGAAAAGTCAGGCTCTGTTGCCAGCCTATCGTACCGACGGTACTACAACTATGGGCGGCGAATACATTGATGAGCAAACCCAACAAGGCCGAGTTATTGAGAAGGCTACAGATGAACACTCTATTGATTTGACAACGTACTTTGTACCGACAGATCCATCTGTTGCTGTCATCGAGGAAGCTAAGAAAACAGGCAAATCTATCAAAATTTGGGAAGTTATTGCCGACGAAAGTGTCAAAGAACAGATTCAAATTCCTGAATCGACTGGACCCAAAAAAGATGTTTACCCTGCTAAGTTTGGGTATGCCAAGATTGACGAAATCGAACGTGGGACTGGTATTTCAGACTTAGTGGAAATGTCTTACACCGCTAACATTGTAGGGGCCTTACAAGATGGTAAATTCCCTCTCACGAAAGAAGAAATTGAAATGCTAGAAAATGTATACGGCTATCAAAATCCGGGTGATACTACTGGCGACTACGATAATATCACTAAATAGTACACAGGGGTGGCGACTGATACCCCATTTTGATTTAAAAAGGAGACAAAATAATGGAATTTACAGCAGCAAAACGAAATATCGATATTAAATTTGATTTTAAAACTATGTTTAAAATCAATAATAAACTAGGAACAATTAACCCAGAAACAGGAGAGCGCAATGCAGATGGTGTTGGTGCTTTGTTTTTCAATATCTTAGAGCGTAACGAAAGCGCCATAGTTGATCTTGTACGTTTATCTGCAGGCAGTGGGAAAAAAGCGCTAACTGAAGATGAAATTTTAGATGCAATTGCGGAAGCTGTTGATGAAGAAGGAACAACAGAAGGGTTGTTTGCTGAGATTGAAAAAGAAATGGTTGATTCTGGTTTTTTCAGAGCGAAGATTTTGAAATATATCGAAAACATGGAGAAATCAGTTCGTTATCTCAAAGCGAAGGACGATACGGACGCAACTCAAATCCAAATTATCGAAGACATGATTGGAAGGATGAGCAACGCAGTATCTTAGTAAATTGCGCACGGCTAGGACTCACAGACATTGATACTATCTACAAATGCACTAAGTGGGAGCTAGAGGCTATCATGGAGGGACTTGAGTATAAGCAGGTCGCTGAGCGCGAGAACCTCTCTGAATTGTCTCTAAAACTTAGATATACATTAAATGCTAAAAAGGTTGATGTAGGTAAGCTCAAATACGATAAGCATAGGCTAACTATCAAAAAATCGTATCAAAAAGCAAGCCATAGCCAAGCCGATAGCGATAGCAGTATTGTTGAGAGAATACAAATGCTTAATAATCATTTTCAAAATAGATAGATAAGGAGGAGTAGATGCCAGGAACATTTGATGGTTCTATTTTCGCTGATGTTGGTGCCAACACAAAGGACTATGAGCAGGCCATGGCTCGTATTGTTAGTACGACTCAGAATGCTTTCAGAAAAGCCCAAGATACAGCGGTTAACAGTAGTAATAAAATGGTTCAAATCATTGGGCAAATCATGGCCCAACTAGCGAACAACGGCGAATCGCTCGGAAAGCGGCTTGGCTCCGCCTATGCTACTGGTTTAAAGCTTAGCATTGGTGAAATTCAACGTATAGCGGCTTCTATCGGCGAAAAAATTCCTGATCCTATAAAAAATGGGTTCAGCAAAACTTTTTCAATTATCCAAAATAACGTACAGAAGTTATCTAGCGCCATCCCTCAACCCATAAAATCCGCATTCACAAGTGCAACAAGTGCAGTAGTTAGCTTTTCGTCTAAGATAACAAGTGCCGTCTCAGCAGCTTTCAACTCTGTTAGTTCTAAAGCGAGTACTGTTGCAGATAAAATCAGTAGTAGTTTTGGGGGTAGAATCACTTCAGCGGTTACTAATTTAGCGACTAAGTTAAGTACAGGTCTTAGCAATGGTTTTAGCAGAATGTCTAGTTCTGCGGCTACTTCCTTGAATGGCATTAGTCAGAAATTCGCCAACACCTCCTCTGCTGGAGAGAGACTCAGAAGTACAGTGATGAGCATCGTGCAAGCCTTCAGTTTAATGGCCGTCGCTCAAAAAGCTATGCATGCTATTACTGGGGCAATAGACGGAGCGGTTAGTCGTGTTGATACCATGAACCGATTTCCGAAAACGATGGCGCTGTTTGGTTACTCTGCGGAGCAGTCTAAAGCGTCAATCGATAAACTTTCAAAAGGAATTGAAGGTCTGCCAACACCTCTAGACAGCGCTGTGAAAAGTGCTCAGCAGCTTGCCATAACTACAGGAAGCTTAGATAAAGGAACTAGTTTAGCCCTGGCCTTCAATAACGCAATGATTGGTTACGGGGCAACAACTGAAGGGGCTGAGCAAGCACTTAGGCAGTTTAACCAGTCTTTGGGGTCTGGGAAAATTCAAGCTGAAGAGTTTAACTCTGTGTCGGAAGCTGCGCCAGGTTTAATGTCTAAAATGGCGGAGGCTTTCGGCTTTGGTAAAAATGGCGTACAAGATTTAAAATTAGCCTTATCTGATGGCAAAATAACTGCACAAGAGTTCGCAGATAAAATGATTGAGCTTAACGATGCACAAGGCGGATTTGCAGAGATGGCCCAATCATCGGCTGGTGGAATCCGAACTGCATGGAAGAATGTACATACCGCCGTCGTAAAAGGCGTAGCAGGTATGATTTCAGCCTTTGATGAAGCGGCTAAAGCTAATGGCATGAAGACCATTGCTGAAACACTTCTTAGTCTGAAGCCTGCAATAACCAGTGTTTTTGATACGATTAATTCCCTTATTCCAAATGCAGTTGCAGCATTCGCTAGGTTAAAACAGTCTATCAATATTGATTTTAGCCCATTAGGCGCCAGCGTTAAAGAGCTGTTTGCTCTTATTAATACTGTTCTTGGAGATTTTGCACATACTGGTGAATTATCAGGACAGGCTTTCGATAATCTAAAAGCAAAAATCGCTTCTTTAGCCCCTAAAGCCATTGCCCTTTGGGCAGTGATGAACCCTGCTAGCGCCATAGCAACGATGATGCCTTTGCTTTCTTTATTTGGGAAAGTTGGCCTAGCTTTAGGAAACTTAGGGGCCTCTGTCGGGGCGTTTGGCGGCATAATTTCTAGTGGGATGGCCAGCGCCAGCGGTGTTGTTGGTGCCTTTGCGGCTACTTTAAGCGGATTGCCTGGCGTTTTTGCTACCGCAGCAGGGCGTGGGCTATCTGTGCTTGGGACTATGACAAGTGCCATATCCAGTCTTGCGAGTTTAGCACTGGCGGCCATAGGACCAGCCGCTATTTTAGGTCTTGTGGTGGCGGGACTTGGTTTGATTAATAGTCAGTTTGGCGCACAAATCGACCAGCTACTTAACGCCGCTGTAACAAAAGGTCCTGGCATTATTCAAGGCCTTGTAAAAGGCATTACCTCTAAAATACCAGCTTTGATAGATAGTGGTACTCAATTAATTGCTAAATTTGCAAATGCTATCACAGTATTATTACCAGTTATAATTCAAGCCGGTGTTCAGCTAATTACCAGTCTCGTCCAAGGTATTGGACAAAATGCAACAAGTTTAATTAGTTCGGCAATAAAAATCATTGGTAGTTTTGTTAGCTCAATTGCGAGTGCATTGCCGCAGCTTATTTCTGTTGGAATGGAGCTATTATTAAATGTTGTCAACGGCATAGTTCAAAATATACCTCTTATTATCCAGCAAGCACAGCAAATCATTGATAGTTTTGGGAACAGTTTACAGGCTAACCTTCCTAGTATTATTAGCAACGGTATAGCTATTTTGGTAAATCTTGTACAGGGAATTATTCAAATGTTGCCAACTGTTCTGCAGATAGCTACTCAAGTCATTACAAGTTTTGTATCTGGAATTGTACAGTTTTTACCGCAGTTACTTCAAGCTGGCATTCAAATCATTATTAGCCTTGTGCAGGGGATTATTCAAAATCTACCCCAGATTGTACAATCTGCTGTACAGATTATACAGTCTTTAGTTTCTGGACTGACGCAAGCTCTGCCTCAGATTATCGCAGCAGGCATTCAGCTTGTTGTGCAACTAGCCGTAGCCTTGATAAAGGGACTTCCACAGATTATTTCTGCGGGTATTCAATTGATTATGGGACTCGGTAAAGCCATGTTAGAGGCTATTCCAAACGCTCTTTCAGGAGTTTGGGAAGGTATTAAGGGCGGATTCAGTTCGATGTGGGATCAAATCACAGGTAAGAGTTCCGCAAGTACAGCTAAAGTTTCTGCGGACGCCACGACCATGGCCATGAGTGTTGGGGCGCAAACGACAGCTATGGCTAATCAAGCCGGTACAGATACGACATCTATGCTTAATAGCATTAGCCAAAACACAGAGCTTGCTAATATAAGTGCTACATCAAACGCCACACAGATGGCTAATAATGTCAATGCTCAGACAGGAGCGATGAGTCTTCAGGCGTTGAATGATTCAATGTCTCTTGCGAGTGGCATTAGTGATAATATGTCTGTCGCTAATATCAACGCTACTACTCGGGCTCAAGAAATGGCTTCAGGGGTTAATGGTGCGACTTCTTCAATGAATCTAGACGCCATTAATCATACACTCAGCTTAGCTAGTGGTGTTGGCGCTAACATGGGAGCTGCTAGCACAAGTGCAACTTCTCAGGCGCAAGCTATGAGCTCAGGAGTGAGCAACAGTCTGGCATCAATGCAGTCAAACTCAACTAAAGCTGCATCTGGTCTGTCTAATAGCGTGACAAGCGAAATGTCTTCTGCAGCAACCTCTGCAACTTCAAGCGCTAATAGGTTGTCCTCTGCAGTCGAGTCTGGTTTCAATAAGGCAAAAACTTCAGCAACAACCTCAATGAATGGAATAACCAATGTGGTTAAAACAGGATTTAGTAGCATTAACAGTACTGCAAAGCGATCTATGGCAAACCTTGTAAGTTCAGTGGCTTCTGGGATGTCTCGTGCAACCTCGGTGTCTAATAATGCTTGTCAGAAAATCCTCTCAATATTCAGGGCTTTGGCAGGGCAGATGTCTTCTGCAGGAGCTTATGCAGGTCAGGGTTTTGCTAATGGTCTAGCTAGTAGCGCAGGAACAATCTACGCAATAGCTAACAGCATTGCTGCTAATGTAGCAGCAACAATTAGACGTGCCCTAGATATTCACTCACCATCTCGTGTTACTAAAACATTAGGTGCATTTACTGGAGAGGGGTTTGCCCTTGGTATGGCAGAGTGGATAGGTGAGATCAATAGTCTAGGAAAAGCATACGCGACAGCGGTTACCGATCAAAACTGGGGAGTAAACAGCACTGTTTCAACGTCCGCCAAAGTTAATAATAGTGGAATCAATACCTCTCTTGATAATCTCAGCGAAGAGGTTAGGCAGTCTCAATTGTCAGAGCCTATTTTTGAAGTGCATAATGAGATTGTTGGAGATAAAATTTACACGGCTGTTAAAGAAAAAGAATCAAGAGAGCAATCTAAAGATTCTTATTTTGTTTTTTAGCTAGAAGGGAGTATCTTGGATTTACTAATAGAAAAAGAGAGTCAGGCAACACAATTGTCTGACTTTGGTATTTATAATATTGCTATTGAAGATAGTACTCCTCTACTATCTGTATCACACCGAACAGTCAAAGGGAGGAGTGGTTACATCTATGATGGGGCTACTTTTACGACTAAAACGCTTAAGGTCAAAGGGAGAGTGACGGTAGGTAATGTAGAAGGACTTTTGAACAAACAGGACGAACTAAACGCTCTGCTTGTTGTTGACGAACCTTTCTATGTGACTAAGATGTACCCTGAAAACACGGAGCTATTTAACTTTGAGCTTCCAGGGCAAAGCACAGGAGACCTGCAACTTATTGGCTCTCCTCATAAACCTTGGAAATATAGATTTAAGGTCATTTTAGACGACATTATCACCTATGAATTTATAGGAAAAACCAGTCAAGGACTAAAATATAATCTCTCCTTCACGCTAAGAACTGCTGAATTACCTTTCGGCGAGACAAAACCAAAGGACATAACTTTATCAGGGGGCAGTTTTGCCTATGCAGGAACCGCTAAAGCAAGTCAGCTAGAGTGGCCTTTTATTATAGAGCTTACCCCTTCTGGAGGTCAGACTAATTTTTATATTGAAATTGATGGTAGGCGTTTTGAGTTTAAGCAGAATGGCCAGCTACAAAATAGTGATAAATTACTTTTGACAGGTATAGCTACCACACTAAATGGAAATTACGTCAATGCTAAAACGAACTATGAGTATTTTATTTTCAATCCTAATCCTAACAAGAGAATTACTTACAAAACGGATTTTCTTGGCACGATTAGGATTTTAAATTTTGTAGAGTTGTATAAATAGGAGGGGCTAATGATTACTTTTTTGGATCATCGTGACATTGAGTATGGGGCCATTAGTGTCATTAGGCATACTAATGCTGTTAATGGTGAGCGCTCAGTGAGCGGGGAAATTTATACAAACAGTGACGTTCTCAATAATATTGATAGAGGATGGCGGCTTAGATTTGAAGATGAGTATTACGTTGTTATTTACGCAAAGCCCGTAGATGTTGGCCAGAAAACACAAGTTTCGTTTGATGCCATACACCAATTTTTTTGGGACTTCAGCAAGAGTAGTATCTATGAGGGTCTCGGAGATGGGTCTCATACCATTGACACCTATCTAGAGACAGTATTTAAAGGTAGCGGGTACCGCTATAAGCTAGAAGCAGGTGTGAACGCATTTAGGAAACAATCTTTTAATTATAAGTCCAGGTTAGATTTATTCAATGAGATTATTAAAGCGACAGGACTTGAGTTTTCAGTAAGCGGGAAAGTTGTTCGACTATTAAAAAATATAGGTACTGATCTGTCAACAGTGGTACGAAAAAATTTCAATATGAATGATCTTACCATTGAAAAAAATATTGATAGCTTTATTACCTATCAGAAAGGTTTTGGGGCGTGGGCTGACTCAGAGGACCGCTCTAAGGGGAGACTCGAGGTAGAATACGAAAGCCCTCTTGCCAAGGAGTACGGTCGACTTGAGGGAGCGCCTCTGACAGATGAACGATTCACAGTGGCAGACAATCTAAAAGAAGCTTTAAAAAGCAATGTTGAAAATTCTTATAAGATATCAGTAAAAATTGATATGGAAGATTTAACGAGAGCCGGCTATAGATGTGAGAGACCTGTTGCTGGTGACTACATTATGGCGATAAATGAGACCTTAGGCTTTCAAGAACGCATTCGGATAGTTTCTTTTACAAGTTACTATGATGCGACTGGAGCTTTAGTTAAACATGAAGTCACTTGTAATGACATCGGGTCGGTGAAAAAGCAAAGCGCAGAAAATCTGTCTATAAATAGTAGAATCAATCAAATAGATGCAGATATTGCTTCTGCAATTGAAGTGGCAACACAAGCACTAGTATCTGCCGATGGGAAAAATACTGTTTACGGTGGCACAGAAATGCCCAAAGATGAACCAAAAGGAACCTTAAAAAAAGGAGACATATTATTTCTAAAAGTTGGTGATACTACTAGAATGTATTTCTGGAATGGTGCCGAGTGGGAAGAACCCGAGGTTGTAAACAACCCAGAACGGTGGCGTGAAGACCTCGAAAAACAAATCTCTGAGGCAATCGAAAAAATCAAAGAAGAGCAACAAAAGATAGACGAACGCACTCAA